TACCACCCGCTTTACCGTCCCACTCTGATGTAGAAACTGCATTGCAACATGGAAATTTTTGGTTTAGTTTTTTAATCATTACTGAGTCTACTGTTGATTGTTGACCTTCGTCTAATTTGTTTAAATCATTTCTAATGCTTTCTTGTAAGTTCATAATATTAATCAATTGGGTGGTTGTAATAGCTACCGTCTAAATCAGGAATGTCTTGTCGTTTTCCACTTCTAATAGTAAACGAATTCTCAATAATTGCATGATAAATGTTACGCAACTGTGATTCTTTATATTGGTCAAGTACATATCCGGACGTATCTACCACTTTAATTTGTTGATACAGGTCTCTAAAAGTAGCAAGTGTTTCTAATACTTTATAGTCTTGATTTTCATCTTCGTTGACTTCCTCGTTGTACGCAGGTTCAATCGCTAGTAACCCTTGCTTTGACTTAGGTATTTTAAAATGCGCAATTGCTAATTGCTTTGCGTCATATATTCCATCCGCATCTTCTTTGTCAATTTCAAGTTTCTGCCCATTGTACATTGCTATATAACCAGCAAATACTTGCTCTTCGAATAATTTTAAGTCATTTCTAATACTTTCCTGCAGGTTCATTACTTTGCTCCTGTCTCAGGACGCTCAGGTAACTTAATACCACTAAATGGACTTGTATTATTCTGTGGCAAATCATTAGTTGTTTGTGCTTTTGCAGTTTTTCCACCCGCCACTTCAAATTCTGTCTTTGCTCTGTTCTTAATAACATCCTTTTCGCTACCCGGTGTAGTGTAGTCTTTATTAGCATCTACTTGTGCTTGTATATCAGCAGGTAAGTCACTATCCAACAAAGACCCATCTTCTGGTGTTCTGTCTTTATTTGCTTCTTCGTCTGCCATGCTATCGTCAAATGCTTTATTAACAACAATAATACTATTGCCTGCAATACCTGCATCTTTGCAAATTTGCACAAATTGCTCTGTACTTGCAGGGTAATTGAATTTAGCATCTAAAATGTTAACTTCTTTGTTCTTAATACCTTCAAATCCCAATGGATTCTGTTCAATTGGTGTTCTTTTTGGTTCAGATAAACTAACCATATCGAATGCCGCAAATCCTTGCTCCATCTTTTCAATTTGTTCTTGTGATAATTCACCAGCAATCTTAATACGGTATTCGTATTGTCTTGATGACTCTATTAAATAATCTCGTAATGTTCTCATACTAATTTCCTACCGTATGTAATTAAATGTTATCTGTATTTATACTATTTGTCAGTTTCTTCTGCGTCTGTGATAGACGCATCTGTTCCTTTAATAAGTCTGTCCAATAATTCGTTTCTGTCCAATAATGAACCGTTGGATAACGTACTTAGTCCGCCTTCTGGATTATCCAAATCCAACTTTGCTTTCTTGAGTTGTAAATCAATCATTTTGAGTTTCTTATTAACCTTAGCGTTCTTTGCTGTGATTGCACTGTTAAGCATACGCTCAGCAACACCAAATATCTCACTAGCATGGCGTGGTTCAACATTCATTCCTAAGTCCATCAAGTCTTTATAACTTTCAACTGCTTGTCTAGCAAGTGTATCCATTTCTTCATCACTTGCTTCTAATCCACGAACCGCAGTTAATGCATTCTCAATCTTCTCAAGATTGCTCATTTCAACTATTGCTGTTATTTCTTCTGGTGTCGTATTAATATCTTCTTCATTTGGTCTACTCGATGATTCGGGTAACTCAAACAAACTTTCTAATTTTTTTGTCATATTATTTTCGAAAGATTTGGTCTTCCGTTATTACTCTAAAAACAATGTGATTACGTTTTGCCCAAGCAATTGCCGCTTCCCATTTAGCGTAATTAATAGCAACCGTAGCACGTTCCTTGCTATTTAACTTCTCCGTAAGCATGCTCTGCTTTTTTGGTTTAATTTCAATTAATTCAGCAACACGTTTGCCATGTTTGTTTTGGTATACAACCAAAAAGTCAGGAACGTAGGTGGAGTGCTTTCCCGTCAAGGGGTTACGATACGGGATACGTATAGATTCACTTGCCCATTCCATAACATGTTCGTTATTATCACAGAAATTCATAAACGCTAACTCCCATGAACTTCTATATATAATGGAACCTTTCCCTACGTACTTGTTTGGATTACGAGGTTTATAATGACCTTGTGAATATCGAGGCATATATTAATCCAATATATTTCTAGCAACCTGTTGATTCGGGGTGATGACATTACTAACCCCAAGCAGTGCGCTTTGTGAGCGTATTTGATTAAGATAATATGCCATTATTTCAGATATTCCGATTTTATCTTTGTCTTTCATTGAATCCAAGAGGGTTAATACAGATACATCAATTGCTTTAGACACCCTGAATAAATCAACAGAGAAGGCATCTGCTGTGTTTGGTGTATCGAATACTTTCTTAAAAAAGCCAAATACAATACTATAGTGTTCGGAACTTATTCCAATATCCCTATCCGAATAAAACGTATCTACATTTAACTTTCTTGTCATTACTAACCTATTTTAATCCCATTACTAAATACATCACCCGCCGATTGCATACTGTTGGTAAGTTTTTTTACCTCACCTGACTTAACCAACGTATTCATTTGCTGTGATATACTCTGCGATACAGGAGCAAACGATTTAGCAACACTGTTCAATGAAGGGGTTAAATCGTTTGCCATATTTTTCAAACTATCCATGCTCGGAATCCCATCTTGTAGATTTGCTACGCTCGGTAATGTTACTCCAGATAGTGCATTGGAAATACTACCTGTACTACCTTCTAATACTGCCATGCCCTGTGGCATTGATGATTGCATAGTAGCAAACATATGTTCAAAATCACTAGTGTTTAATGATACACCTGGCGCTAACTTTGCTGCTAACTGATTTGCACTTGGAGATACTCCGCCGAACATATTCGTTATTCCTCCCATGTTAGGTAACGCACTACTAATACTATCGGTTACTGAACCAAAGTTACTTCCTGAAAATAATCCAGACACTGCACCTCCAATCCCACTAGTTATTGCGCTTATTCCTGTTCCAATCGATGGAATTGAAAATGTACTACTAAGACTACTTCCATTATTTGAAATATAATTGGTACCCATTGATATTGCACCTGATACTAATTCCGATGCAACAAGTGACCCCACATTTGCTCCTTTAAGTGTATTCCGCAAAGAACCACCAGTTCTAATGGCACCCAATATATTACCTGATGCCAAATCATCAATGATGCTACTTCCCGATTCTATCATCCCCCCACGACCAAATAAACTAGCAGTCGTACCTGGTCGCAGTGGGCTAGGACTAGTATCATACATTGATGATTCACCAAATCCTTTAACCTCTTCTCCGACCTTACCACGACCGTATTTAACAGTTTCGCAATTGATAGTCATGGTATGTTGCATCACCTCGCTACCAGCACTGTAATCGAACGTATCGTGGTCCCAATCAGTAATAATTGGATTAATCAATGTGTACGAGGTAAAGTTTCCTCGGTTCATGCCATATACCTTTATATCAGTAAAGAATGCTGGTTTTTCATATCCGTTTGGTCCTGAACCATTGAAACCCCAATCGTTAATTACACGACCGTTATCGTATATATCACGTGCATTATAACTTGGGTTATTTGAACCTTTCCCATCATATCCATGACTAGGGTCACTATAATAATAATTATAATAATTGTACCACATAGACCTAACAGTATCACTTCCATCATCATGGAAGGTGATATTCAATGGTCTGTAATTAATCTTCTTCTGAATATATCGCTTGCGATTGTACTGATTCATTTCCTCTACTTCAAAATTGAATGTAGGGAGTTTTACAGTTTTAACAAGCATACCTATACGATTAGACCCATCGGGACCAAGTGATTTTTTTAATTGTGGTATTTCCGCAGTGTTTAACGTGAAGTAAACATGGAATAGGAATTTATTAGTGGGGGCGAGGGCATGCCCATCGGCAACGAATATCTTACTTCCGTGCTTATAGTCACGGAAGTAATCATCCCCGAAAAACCCTTCTTTAAATCCACCACTAAAATCATCCCAACTACCTAGTTGTTCCTTTAGTGAAGATTTTAGAAAACTACCAAATCCCATAATGGATTAGTTACGAAACGCTGTCGCCAATGCTTCTACCAACATCTGCGCCAATGCCACTACCGATTGGAGTTTGCACTGCGTTATCGAAACGTAATGTCATTGCAACTGTAACTGGCTCTGAACTACCGTAGTTCAAATCTCCGTAGTTTACGTTAGCAAGGTAACAACCATATACTTCCCAAGTCTCTAATACATTTGGCTCGTGTGCACCATTACCACCGTCTAAAATCTCCACACGTGTAGTAAATTTGTAATCAGCACCCGAAGCGGCACTTGCTTGTTCCATGAAATCTAATTGCTTCTGTAATTGCTCACCTGCTAACTTAGAAACCATGCCACTAGCATCATCTCGTAGATTAACATTAATATCGTCCCAAGTATGCTTACCTGCCAAACGTACACGTGAGTTATAAATCTCAATGTCGATTGGGTCAAAACTTACTGATGGTCTAGTAAAGTCAATTACTTGTTTTGTTAGTTCAGTTCTTGGTGTAGATACGCCGAAGTTTTCAAAAACTACACGGAATCTATACTTTAACTTTGGCATTAACAAACCTTGGCTTGAGCCTGATTGGTCTGTTGCTAATGGTGTTGTCATTCTAGTCAATGATGATACTGACATATTTTACTCCTTAATTATACTTAATCTTATTTATCCTATTCAACAAGCATAAAAAACGACCAATATAAAAAATGAGTTTATTAATAAAAAACTAAATAAACCGATGAATTTGGCGATGTTGCCATTTTCTACAAGTCTGGAATGACTTTAAACTATATTTTAACCACATAGGAGAAATTATATGTTAAAAGATATCGTAGGCTGGATTAAATCTGGCACAGAAGCAGGTGTAGCATTGATTGCGTTCGCAATCGTATTACAGGTTATTTTCGGTGGCACAGTGCCATTCATTGGTGGTGACAT